TAGAATGATGTAGAATATTTAGCACAAGCTATTTATCAAATCATTAGTGATAATAATTTAAAAGGGGGAGAAATCTAGGGAAAAATCATATTAACAAATGCCTTAGTAAATTATCCCCCCTTTAATCCTTAAAAAGAAAGAGAATGGTTTAAATTAGATGAAAAAGATATAGAAGAGATTACTTTAATGTTAGATAAATAAATAGTTTTAATATTAAATGGGAGTACCAAAGAATTTTCACGGTAAGCCAGGTAGAAGTGGAAGGAAGAGTGCTTACAATGAATACAACAAAATAAACGCTATAAACAAACTATGGGAAAAGATTAATAATAAATAAAAAATAATTTTAATATGGGAAGACCAGGAGATAAAACTTTTCACGGTAATAAGAACAGCGGTCGTAAGACTTTGTATGAGGAACACAATAAGGCACAGGCTTTAAATACTCTCTGGGCTAAGGTTAATGATAAAGTTAAAGCTGGAAAGAAATTAACTCCTTATGAAGAGAAGCTCGTTCTCGCTTTACTTCCCAAGACTATCAAACAAGGAGTGGATGTGTCTGGTAATTTAACTATCAAAGATTTAATTTCTAAATATGGAGAAGAAAAAGAAAGTTCCTAATATTTTACGAAAGAGTTGGCGAATAAAAAATCTTTATAAAATAGTTGATAAAAATAAAAAAACCATAACCTTTAACCCTAATAGAGCTCAATTAGATTTTGAAAATAAAAGAACAGAAAGGAACATAATCCTTAAAAGTCGGCAATTAGGGTTCACTACCTATGAAAGTATAGATATGTTAGATGATGTTCTTTTCACTCCCAACTTTTCCGGACTACTAATCGCTCATACAAAAGACGATGCGATGGAAATATTTGATAAAAAGATAATGTTAGCTTGGGATAGTATTGTAGCTAATCATACAGATTTGTCTAAATTATGGAAGGTTGATGCTGAAAGTGCTAATAAACTTAAATTTGGATTTGGGGATAATGAATTTAGTTCCATAATAGTCTCTAATTCTGGACGTTCGGCAACTAATAATAGAGTACATTGTAGTGAATTTGCGAAGTTATGTGTTAAATTTCCTTCTAAAGCTGATGAGGTTATATCAGGAACATTTCCTTCTGTGCCACTTGAAGGAAGAATAGATATTGAAAGCACTGCTGAAGGGATGAATTATGCGTTTTATGAGATGTTTATGGAAGCGTGGAATAGAAAGCGTCCAGCATTACCAACAGAATTTACAGCACATTTTTATAATTGGACTTGGGATGATGAAGAAATAGCTAAAATAACCAATATTATTCCTATTGAAGATATGGATGAAAGTAATAAGTTTAGAGCTGTTAAAGAATTATATAATTATAATGACATACAAATTACTTATTATTATTCTAAATGGTTGGGATTAAAAAAGGATTGGGATAAGCTACATCAAGAATATCCAAACACCGTTGAGGACGCATTTGTGGCTAGTGGAAATACATTTTTTAATAAAGAAAGAGTTGTTAAACAAATAGCTTTAGCTCCCAAACCAATATCTGATAAAGATAAAATACCAAATAAACTTTTAAATTATTACTTAAACAATGAATTAAAAATATACGAACTCCCTCAAGATTTTACTGGTTATGTAATTGGTGCTGATGTAGCTGAAGGAAAAGAAAACGATAGCTCTTCTGCTAATGGAATAAATAATAAAACCTTAAAACCAGCTTTTAGCTTTAATTCTGATAAAATAAGACCGGATGATTATGCTGAATTATTAAATGAATTAGGATTATGGTATAACCGAGCATATTTAGCTGTAGAAAGTAATTCTGGCTTATGGGTATTAACCGAGCTTTATGAAAAACATAAATATCCTAATCTTTACTGGAGAGAAAAAATAGATGATATAACCCACGCAGTAAGTAAACAATTAGGTTATCATACTGGAGTAGGAGCACAAGGAAGAAAAGTAATGCTTGATAATCTATTAGTTGAATTCAATATTAACGATGGAATATGGACTGAGGATTTTCTAAAAGAATGTTTAACCTTTATTAAAAATGAACAAGGCAGACCTGAAGCAGCAGAAGGAAAACACGATGATGAAGTTATATCTACTGGTATTTGTCATTATGTGCGAAATAATGCTCCTAGTGAGCTTATAAGACCAATAGGAGCTCCTAAAACAATTGCGGAAATGATACAAGCACGATTAGAGGCTAAAAAACAATATAATAAAGAAATCAGTCAATCTGATTATATATAAATCAAGGGCGCCAAACTTGAAGTGATGAAAATAAAAAAATTAAACGAAGAAATTAAAACAAAAACATATCAAGCTAAAGATAAAGAAAGTCAATTATCTACATTTTTAGATAAACGAATTGATATTCTTAAACAAACTAAAAAGGATATTTTAAATGGCTTTAACTTTGAAGAGTTAATGAAACAAGCTGACCGAGAATATACTCCAAGAAATATTTATTCTAAAGATAATGTTTCTACTCTTATAACAGTTGCTAATGAAGATGGGGCGGGAACTAGCGGAGTAAACTCTTCTGCTTCAATAGTTGATATAGGGGATTATGATAAAGCTAATTGGCGTTCAACAATATCAGAACCAACCCTATTAGTTAAAATACAGACTGCTTTATCTATTTTAATAAATCAAAGTCCTGAAGCAACTTTAAAAGCTTCTTGTGAGAAGTATAAAAAAAGAAGCCCGCTTGCTAAATCTCTTTTAAAAAGAAATTGGGAAATTAATAACAGTATTGAAGTATTAAAGTCTTTTGTTTTTGACCTTGCTAAATATGGTTTTGCTGTTGGGCATACTTTACCTAGAATATTAAAACGAAAGAAAGAGATTTTAGAAGTAATGGATACCGAAAACCCAGAAAATAATAAATATAAAAAAGTAAATATTACTGAATTTAATGATATTTATAGAGAGAAATTAGACTTACATAGAACTTGGATTGATGATAAAGCTAATTTAACTGACCCTTTTTCAATTAATGATTGGTATTATGAAAAAGATTACTCTTTAGATGATTTTAAAGAAGAATTTGGAATGTATAAAAATAGTAAAACAGTTAAAGGAGGCACAATAGAAACAGAAGGAATAAACTCTGCTACTAAAACCAGAAAAGATATGGTAACAGTTGGTTTCTATGAGAATAAAAAGAAAGACCTTTATTCTATATGGATACCAAATGAAAAAATTATACTTTATTATTCCCCTTTACCAAATGATGATGGCAAATTAACATTATGGTTTGCTTATTGGTTAATGAGAGATCCCCGTACTATTTATGGTATTGGATTATATGAACTTTTAAAGAATAATAAAGTAATGTATGATCGTTTTAAAAATATGACCATAGACCAATTAACTATGGCTATTTATCCAATGATATTCTATACAGGTGTCCCAATGAATGGAGAAAATGAAATAAAGATTTCTCCTGATAAATTAATACAAAAACAAGCTGGAACAACTATTGACCAGATTAAAATCCAATATGACCCTAGAGGTTGGGAAGCAACTGAAAAATTAAATGAAAATATAGATGATATTACTGGTATCACCCCAACGTTAGGCGGAGAAGTAACTGGTAAAACTTTAGGAGAAGTATTACACGCTAAAGACTCAGCCCTTAAACGACTTAATATTCCTCTTTTAAATATTGCTAAAGCTATTGAACAAGATGCTTATATTACTTTATCGTGGATGAATCAAGTTTATTCTGTTCCAGAGATAATAGAATTTGCTGATACTAAAGAATTAAATGAATATGAAGAAGAAAATGGTAAAGCTAATCAGGTTGAAACTTTAGCTAATGGAAGAATTGAAGCTGATTTTTATCCTGAGATTGAATTAGGAATAGATGAAGATAGAGAAGGAAATCTAATTGAAAGCCCTGAAGATAGATTTTTCCGTTTAGGTGATGATATTACGATTGATAATATAAAATGGGAGGGTAAAGTTATTATTAAAGCTAAATCTATTATTAGCCCTAATCCTGAATTAGAAAGACAAAGAAAATTAGAACTTTATAATGTAGTTAGTCCAGTAGTCCAACAAATGGCTTCATTATTTTATCAACACGTTGACCCTAAAACACAAGAAACATATAGTCCAGTAGGAGGAAAAGAAGTTGCTTTATCCCTTTATTATCCTTTAAATGAAATATTAGAAATACAAGATGAGAAACCGGAGAATTGGATATTTAAAGACTTATTAGATATAGTTGATAACCCAGAAATACTTGAACAAGAAAAACAAGCCGCACTAGCCCAACAAGAAGCTATGGAAAAAGCTAAACCAGAAAATAACCTATTCATAAAAGAAAATATGCTTAATAACGAAGAAGGTGGGAAAGAAAACCCAGTAAAACAGGGAGGAAAAACAGTTGTTCCTCAAAGTGATATTAGTAATCCGCTTAAACAAGCTATGGGAAGTATGAAAAGTGGAGAGACAAAATCTATGCAATCATTTTAATAAAAACAATAGTTTAAACATTTGACTAATTCTGAAAGAAAACAATTACAAATCCTTCAATCTGATGAATGTTGGAGTGCAATAGAGAAGTTTTTGGAAGAATATATTAAAGGAATTAATTTATCTGGAAGTATGAAAAGAGAGAATGAATTTGAAACTATTTGGCAAAGAGCATATAACGAAGGAGGAGTTGAAAATTTAAGAAACTTTTTTAAGGCACTTGATAATGAAGCTCGCCTTTATAAATAAAAAAATGATACAAAAATATTTCAAATTTGATAATAAAAAATTAAAAATTGAAGCAAATTATAAACCTGATACTGTTCCCTGTAAAAAGATTAAATTTTCTATTGATGATAAATCAGCAGAAATTGATAGAAGCGATTTATATAATTTACTTGTATTATTTGCCGATGATGAAGAAATGGATAAATGTTTAGATATTAAAAATAAAAAGATGATAATGATAAAGAAAGCTGTTAAGGTGCAGACTAAAGAAGCAATCCCTGCTGGTGGAGAGATTAAATTTTTTATGGAATACCCAGTAGATGGGGATTATTATGAAGAATGGTTAAAAGAAAATAAAGACAATTTAGTAAAAGAAGAAGAAGCTAAAAATAAATTATAAAGGTAGTTTAATATATATTAATTCATAATCTTGTATCTCAAACAAGTAAAATAAAGAGTAAATTTATGACTAAAAAAGAAATTAAGTCAAATGACTTAAAAAAAGAGCTTGATGATTTCAAGCTAGAGGTAAAGGAGCAAAATAGCCAAATATTGGACATCCTTGAAAAAATAGTTAATAAGGATGAGCCAGTAGCTCCATTAACAGAGCCTGTTTTGGATAATAAACAAGAAGAAGCTGTTGTTGAGCTTACTCCTAAACAACAAGAAATATTTGAATATTATTTTGACCCAGCAGATGGTTTTAAGGCGTGGTATGATGTTAATAACAATCTTTTTACCATTGAAGTTCCAATGAAACTATCAAACACCACTGAAGCATATCGTGCTTTATATAAGCAAGATTTGCGAAGTAAAAAGGTTGACCAAAATAATATCTTAGGAAGCATCAAAGAATATTGTATTCTTGTTGCTAATAATCTTAAATATGAGCGTAGAATTCGCTTTAAAAATTAAATTATATGGAAATTAAAATTACAATCATAAACAATGCTAGTAATATTGTTAGAGATTTTAAAGGAGATAAAGCATTAGAAAATGCTAGAGATTATTTTACTAATCTAGCTCCTTCAAAAGAGGAAGTAAAAGAGGAAGTAAAAGAGGAAGTTGAAAATGTAGAGGAAGAAGAGAAAAAAAGTCTTTTAAATAAAATATTTAATAAATAATTATGTTCCGTTAATTTAATTTGAAAAAATTTATTAACGGAGACTTTCATTTAAAAAATATGAAATTAAAACAATTAGTAGAGGGAGCTGAGTCTTTATCTATATTAATGGGACTTAAACTTCCAATAGTAGCTGCTTATAAATTATCTTTATTCATTAAAAAGAGTAATCCTGAATTAGAGGAATATAATAAAAGACGTAATGAATTATTACCTGAATATGCTGAACAGATTAAAGATAAAGAAGGCAAAGATACTGGTCAATTCAAATTTAAAAATGATGAAAAAGCAAAAAAGTTTTCTGATGAAATTAATAAATTACTTGACCAAGATATATCAGTTGAAGTACCAGAGTTTAAAATCTCTGAATTAGAAGGATTAAATATTGAGCCAAAACATTTAGTAAATCTTGATTGGCTTATAAAATAACATTAACAATAGGGCGCCTAAGTTTGAGTGCTTTACGTAAGCATTCAAAATTGATTATGGCGTCCGTTTTGTATGCTACAAAGGGGGTGTCTAAAAAGCGTCCCTTTTGTTATTAATTAATATAATCTTCCTATCTTGTGGGAAGGAAAAAAATACTCGTATGTCAAATTTAAAAGAAGTAAAAAATGATTTAACCGAAGATGAAATAAGGGCTTTTGAGGAAGCAGAGGAAGCTGGGGAGGTGAAAACTGAATCAGATAACTCAGAAGAAAAAGAAGAAGAAAAAGAAGAAGAAAAAGAAGAGGAAGAAGAAAAAGATGAACCAAAAGAGGAGGAAAAGGAAGAAGAGGATGAAGAAGAAGAAAAAGAACCCGAAGAAAAATCAAAGGATAAATCAGCCGAATCTTCTAAGGCGATTGAATTAAAAGAAGTTGAAGGAGAAACACCAAAAGAAAGAGCTTTACGATATGAAGTTACCCGTTTGAAACGGGAAAAACGAGAAAAAGAATCTGAAGGTCTTTTTAAAGGGAATAAAAAACAAGATAACCGAGATTATAATAAAGAATTAAAGGAACTCGGTTATGACGAAGATGGTATTAGTGCTTTAGATAAAGCATTTGATATTATTGGAGCTAAAAAAGGTTTTGTTAAAAAAGGTGATACTTATAAGGAAATGGCTGATAATACTTTAGCCGCTTTCATAGAAGAACATCCTGAATATTCCCCTGAAAATGATAAAGATGACTTATATTGGAGTGAGTTTAATTCAATTCTTAAATCAGATTATGTTTTAACTGGAAAAAACTCTAAACAATTAAAATCCATATTTGAAAAAGTGGATAGAGATGTTAAAGAGCAATTCGGTGAAAATGTATCTAAAGGAAAGATTGAAGCTCAAAAGCAAAAAATTAAAAGTGTTTCAGCTGGAACTTCTGGAAATTCTATATCTTCAAAGAAATCCGAACCCGTTATAATGGCAGGAAACAAAAAGTTTGTTTCTTCAAGCCATCCGGGATTAATATTTGAAGGATTTGATGAAGATGAAGTTGAAGATTTTATTCAATAACACTTTACTTATATGGCTGGATTTACCAGAGTAGGTGGAAGGGAAATAGAAGCTAAAGAGAGAGTTATAGATGCAGTATCTTACGCTGTTGGCGATTTGCTAATGCGTTCTACTACAGATGGAACTCTTATTGCTGCAACTTCTTCAGTTACCCCAAACCTAATGAACGGTGGCGGTATTGTCACCAAAGCCACTGATGGCGTTGCCACAGTAGCTTACATAGAACCTATTGATTATGATGCAGAATATATTGTTGAAACAACTAACAGTTCTGATGCGGATCATAATTATATGTGTATGACGTTAACCGATTTAAACACGGTTAACAACAGCGGCACAGACGATGTCTCTAACCCTTGCTTTATTCAAACTGGGGTGGTCGGAGTGAACACCGATAAGAAAATCATCGGACAATTTGTTCGTCAGATTTCATAGATTCCTAATTAACTAACTATAAATTATATGGCAACAGCAGTTCCATTTAACGTACTATCTGGCGCAAATGCTATTGATAAATCAGTACAGAGATATTTTCTTAAGGAATCTACTCCGGAACTACAATTAAAGAAATACTTTAGTTTTAGAACTACTACTGATTATTATGACAAAGATGCCGGTATTTCGGGTCTTTCTGAAGCGTCTTTTACAACTGAAAACGCTAATATTAAGAAAGATGTGCCGATTGAAACTAACAAGCAAACATATACTCAGGAACAAATTGATATTGAAGTTCCTTTCAGTTACCTTTCTTGGAAGTTTGTTATTAAGAAACGTGATGTATCTAACATTGTTGAATCTATTAATAATGCTTTAAATCGCAAGAAAGAAAAATTGTGTGCTGAAAGATTGATTAACGGATTTGATTCTAGTTATTCTCATTACGACTTAAATAGCGGAAATAAAACTATTACTACTACTGGTGGTGATGGTTTAGAAGCGTTTACTATCGCTCATACTAGAGAAGATGGCGGGACGAATATGAATAATGTCGTATACGACGGCACTACTTATAGTCTCCCATTTGATTACGCTGGTTATAAAGCGGCTATTCGCACAGCAAGTTTATTTGTTGACCCTAAGGGCAACCCATATCCTGCTAATCTTGATACTTTAGTCTGTAAAAAAGGTTCAAGTGTTTCTTTTAAAGCAAAAGAAATTCTTGGTGCTATCAAGAAAGGATTAATTCCAGAAAGCACTGATAATGACGGTTCAGGTGTTCCTCCTTTTAAAGTTATTGAACTTGACTATTTAACATCCGATACTTATTGGTTTATGTTTGATAGTTCTCGTGCTTTAACTGATAAACAGGGATTTCAATTTATTGAATCAGAAGGTAATAATGTTGATTCTGTTCACATTAATCCTTACAATAGACAGTTATCTTGGTTTGGTCATTCTTTATGTGCTTTAGGACATAATGATGTGGTGAGATGTTGGGTAGCGAGCGCTGGAGATAGTGCTACTACATAAGATTAATTAATTAAGGGCTGGCTCATAGTGGGTGAGCGGAAGCAAAATTCTATTCAACCAGCCCTTCTACGAATATGAGTACTTTATACGGGAAACCTTATTCAACTCCTAGAAATGTTAATTTAAAAAATGGCATTTTAAGATTTGATGAGGAATATTCCTCTAACCCCTTATCCCTTGATACTGGTGGTTGTGGGTTATATATCAATGACTCCAATCAATTAATATTTTGGAATAAGGCAACTACTACCATTTTAGGCGGTGGTGGAAGTTTAGTTAATTATAGTCTAGATGACGCATACGATGATGGAAGTAATATTGCTGTTGATACAGCAGCCGTTGCTTTATTAGGTGCGTCGGATGGTTCAATCAATATCCTAGAAGTTACCTTAGCTGGTGCTGGAACAGGAAATATGATTGACATCCAAAATAATACAACTGGTTCAGCTGGTTATGATATTATTGGGACTGATGACTCTTGGTCAGTATCATCGGCTGGTGCAGCTGTTCTTACTGCTGTAACTGGTTGTGATACTTTGACTGCAGCTAGTGATTTAGCAATTAACGCTACTGGGACAGGAACTATTGATATTGGTGATATTTCTACTGGTGCAGTAACGATTACACCTGCTTTAACTGCGGTGGCTTCAATTACAATTACTGGTTCAGCTGATAGTGATGTATTCACAATTACTGATGGAGATGTAAAAATTAGTAATGGTATTGTTTCTATTGATAGTGATGATACTGCTACAGGAAATTTAACCGTTCCGTCTTCTGCGGCTACAAGTGGTAATGTTGTAACTATTGTTGCTGATGACCTTACAACTGGTGCAGCTTTATTTATTGACTCTGATAATGGAGCCGCGTTTAGTGGAAATGGTGGATTTATCCATATTTCTGACGGAACTGACCCTGTATTTAAGGTTGGTAGATATGGAACTACTACTATTGCTGGTAATGCTTTAGGAACCAACTCTCTAGTTCTTACTGCTGGTGATTTAACAATTACAAGTGGTGATTTAATTATGACTGCTGGTTCTTTACAGGTAACCAGAAGTAGCACTATGGATGATGGATTAGTTAGATTAAATTCTACTGCCACTGGTGCTTTAGGTGCGGTCTTAAAATTAGACCAAACCGCTGATTCAGCTGCTGATAATGATGTTATTGGTCGTATCTTATTTACGGCTCAAGATGACGCTGATGCTGCTGAAACTTATGGTCGTATTGATTGTATTGCTCAAGATGTAACAGCTGCTAATCCTGATGGTTCTATGAACTTCTTAGTTGATAGAGCTGGAACAAACACTTTAGCTTTGACTATTGGTTGGGATGACACTGCTGGTGCTGCTATTAACGGTATTGCCGTTGGTGATGGTTCTAATGCGGCTATTGTATCCTCTAATGCTGACCAAGATTTAACTCTTGAAACAAATGGAGGTACTGACTCTGGTGTAATTACTATAACAGATGGTGCTAATGGTGATATAACATTAACTCCTAATGGAACAGGTCAAATTGATTTAACTGCTCCTTCTTATGGTCAAATTACTGCTGGGGCTGATAGTAATGCTACTTTAACCATTGCGATGGTTGGTCTTTATACTATTGGAAATACAGATGCTAGAACCTTAACTCTTCCTGCAGCTGCCACTTCAGCTGGTGCTTGGTACACTATTAAGAAAACTTCAGCAGATGCGAATGCAGTTACAATTGATGGTAATGGTGATGAACTTATTGATGGTGCAACTACCTTTGCGGAGGTTGATGCGGAATATGACACAGTAACCGTCGTTTGCGATGGTACTGGATGGCACGTTGTGTCTAAAATTATAGCTGCTTAATAGCTATACTTAATAAAACTAAATATTGATTAATTACTCTGGGGAGCGCTCCTCCTCAGGAATAATTTATTAATTAACTAAAAAATTATGTACGAGAATAATTTAAAAAAAGCTGATATTGATTTTGCTACTAGCGGTGATCACACTGTTATTGAAGCCCCTGATAATGGTTATATTGCTATTGACCATATCAATTTTCTTCCTAATTCAGCGGTAACTATTCAATTAAAAGATGGTTCAACTGCTTATGGTGGAGCTTATTATCTTAATAATCAAGCATATACAATTGAAAATGCAATGCTTAATCCTAAAGGAGTAATAACTTTAAGTGCTGGTTCTGCGTTTGTCATCAATACTAATGCTGCTGTTCAAGTTTCTGGTTTCTGTCGTTATAGGATTGTAGTATAAATTTATGTTATTATCTAATAGAAGAAATCCTAAAAAGAAAATTAAAACTAATGATATTCTTATTGAGAATAAAGATTTAGCTAAAGATTTAGCTATGGCTAAAATGGAAAAAGAGCAATTAAAAAGAGATAATATTGCTGCCGCAAAATCTTTAGAGCTTAAAAGAAAAAGTTTAGGACTTGATTATAAAGCCTGTGAAAAAATAGAAAAGGAGCATTTTTCAAAGGTTGAAAAATTACAAGATAAAAAACTTAAACTTTTATTAGAAGTAGAAGATAAAAAAACTGAATTAGAAAATCTGAATATAAGTATTACTTCAGCTTTTAATCTTAAAAATGAATTAGTAAAATCAATTCCTTCTTTAGAAGATAAAAAACTTAAATTAGAAAATGAAATAAAAGAAACAACAGAAGAATATAATAGAAATAAAAGTAATAGTGAAATCTATTTATCTAATATTAGAAATCAAATAGATATTTATCATAAAGAATTAGCTATTCTTGATAGTAAACTTTTATCTGCTAGAAAAGAATTAAAAGATTTATTAGAAAAAACAGATTTAGAAAATAAGATTTTACATAAACGACATAAAGACTTAGAGATATACGAAATGAGAATAAGGAGTAAAAATCCTAATATAATATTATAATATATGTCATATTTAGCCGCACTAGGAGACCAATCAACCAGTTTAACTAATCTTAATGAATTAGGGGTTTCTTCATCTACTCAATTTATCCAAAAGACAGGTGATAATACTTTTGAAAATGTAGAAGTTGGTTCTATCTCTAGCTCTTATTTAAGGTTAGACCAAACAACCCCTCAAACAACTGTAGGAACTTTCACATTTCCTAAGGTAATTGGAACTACAGACATTACTACCCCTCTCTTAATCGGTGGCACTGCTGTTGGTTCTAAATTAACTTACAAATCTACAACAGGAGTAGGGACAACTACAGGCATCGCTCATCAATGGCTAGGGGGAACAGATGGAGCGACTGTTATTGCCACGATGTTGAATAACGGCAACGTCGGCATCGGAACGACCGGTCCGGGCAGTAAGTTGGTGGTTAAAGGAGCAGGAACAACCAGTGCTACCTCTGGATTAAATGTAACTAAT